GGTAGCAAAACAGGAGGATGGCATGGAAATCACAAAACGGCGGCTTGCGGATATTGTGCCGTATGCGGCTAACGCGAAGAAGCATGATAAGACGCAAATCAACAACGTTGCGGAGAGCATCAAGCAGTACGGCTTTGTACAGCCAATTGTGATTGACCGTGACGGTGTAATTGTAATTGGTCACTGCCGCGCTTTAGCAGCAAAGAAGCTGGGAATGGAAGAAGTGCCGTGCGTCTGCGTGGACGATCTTACACCGGAGCAGGTGAACGCCCTGCGGCTGGTGGATAACAAGAGCAACGAGAGCGACTGGGATTTTGACCTGCTGGCAGAGGAATTGCCTGGGCTGGATTTGTCGGCGTTTGATTTCGACTGGGGGATTGAAAACGAGGATGAGTACGGCACTGATTTTTCCTTGCCGGATGGGGACAAATCGGAAATCTGCCAAATGACATTCACGCTCCATGAACAACAGAAAGAATTGATCGAATATGCTATGGCGTGTGTTGAAGATGAAATAACAGAAACGTTTGGCAACGCCAATAAAAACGGGAATGCATTGTATGAGGTGATACGGCAATGGGCAGCGCAAAAGACCTGATTGTAAAAGTTATTCCAAGCAAGGTTGCCGTTCCGTTTGTGAAAACGCACCATTACAGCGGCAAGGTTGTGAATAACAGCAATTTGCATTTCGGCGTGTTTTACGAAGGCAGACTTCACGGCGTCATGTCCTTTGGCCCGTCTTTAGATAAGTCTAAAATCCAAGGGCTTGTTGAGGGAACAGGGTGGAACGAATTCATCGAATTGAACCGTATGGCGTTTGACGATGTTCTCCCCCGCAATAGCGAAAGCCGCGCGATTGCGATTGCAATGAAACTGATCAGAAAAAACGCTCCGCAAATCAAATGGGTAATTTCGTTTGCGGATGGGTGCCAATGCGGAGACGGAACAATTTACCGTGCAAGTGGGTTTGTTTTGACGGGTTATTCAAGCGGCTCAATGTGGCAACTTCCTGATTACCTCGTGAAAATAAACGGCGGGTCAGTTGCCCACAGAATGAAAGTGCAAGACAAATGCAGTGCTTTGTCAAGGTATATTCTTGAAGAAACACATGGCAAAAATTTAACGATGGAAAAGTGCGTTGAGATGTTTGGCGGGAAAATTCTCGAGGGGAAGATGTTTCGATACATCTATTTTATCGATCCGTCGTATAAAGAACGGCTTACCGTTCCTATCATTCCGTTTTCCAAAATCGACGAAATGGGCGCTGGAATGTACAAAGGGGAAAAGGTAACGCAAGCAGAAAGGCACCAGTGACACGGCAATATGCGGCGGTAGTTTAACGGTAAAACGTTCCGCATCCTGCGGAAAGATGGCGGTTCAACTCCGACCTCGCTGCTCCAAAATGCCGTGTTGTGCAACCAGAGAAAGGAGGGGTAGAAGTGGCACGGACTGGAAGGCCGAAAAAGGTAATAAATCAAAAGCTGTTTGAGAACCTATGTGGTATCCAGTGCACGGAAGCAGAAATCTGCGGAGTGCTTGAGTGCAGCGCAGACACCCTGAATCGATGGTGCAAACGGACGTATAAAATGACTTTTGCGGACACATATAAAAGCAAAAGTCAGGTGGGAAAGTCGAGCCTGCGGAGAGCGCAGTGGAAGCTGGCCGAAAAGAACGCAAGCATGGCTATCTGGCTGGGGAAACAGTACCTTGGACAGCGCGATATTGTTGAGCTGGGCTTGCCGACGGATAACACGCAGGAGGACGCTTTGAGCGTGAGCCTGCGTGAAATGGCAGAAGGGCTGGAGAGCGATGATTAGCGCAAAGCAGAAGAAAATTCTCGCTTATCCATATTCCAAGTATGATGCGCTGATTTGCGACGGCGCTGTGCGTTCCGGCAAGACCTCCATTATGATGTGGGCGTATGTGCGCTGGGCGATGGAAAATTTCAGCGGTCAGCGTTTTGGCGTATGCGGCAGAACGGTGGACAGCTGTACCAAGAACATCATCGTACCGTTCACGGCGATGAGCCTTGCAAAGGAACGTTATATCGTCCGCTGGCGGCGCGGTGACAAGGTAATGGAAGTGCGGCGCGGAGCCGTGACAAATTACTTTGAAGTGTTCGGCGGCAAGGACGAGGCGAGCTATACACTGATCCAAGGCCGCACACTGGCGGGTGTGTTGCTGGACGAGGTGGTATTGATGCCACGCTCGTTCGTGGAACAGGCATTGACCCGCTGCTCGGTAGACGGGGCAAAGCTGTGGTTTTCCTGCAACCCGGGAAGTCCACAGCATTGGTTTTATACAGAGTGGATCAAGCGAAACCGAGAGCGGAACGCGCTGTATCTGCATTTTGAAATGACGGACAACCCCGGCTTATCTCAAAAGACGCTGGAACGCTATCAGGCAATGTTTTCCGGCGTGTTCTACGACCGATACATTCGCGGCTTGTGGGTGGTGGCCGAGGGGCTGATCTATCCCATGTTTGACGAGAGCTGCATTGTGGACGAGCTGCCGGAAAAGGGCGAATACTATGTGTCCTGCGACTATGGCACACTTAACCCGTTTTCTGCAGGACTTTGGTGCTGGGACGGCAAGGCGGCCACGCGCATCCGCGAGTATTACTATTCCGGGCGCGAGAACCAGAAGAACAAGACGGATGAGGAATACGCCGACGAAATTAAAAAGCTCATCGGCGAGGCGGATGTTAAAAGCATCATTGTTGACCCGTCTGCTGCCTCGTTTATCGAGGTTTTGCGGCGGCGGGGCTATATGGTGCGAAAGGCCAACAACGACGTAAACAACGGCATTATGACTACGGCGCGGTTTTTGCAGGACGGCGTAATCAAGATACACCGAGGTTGCAAAGACTGCATCCGCGAGTTTGGGCTGTATCGGTGGGACGAAAAATCCGCCGATGACAGGCCGATCAAAGAAAATGACCACGCGATGGATGAAACACGGTATTTTGCTTATACGGTCCTGAAGAACAAGGCGTATCGGCGCGAGTATACACCACTTTGGAACAGATAGGACGGTGAGCGGCTATCAAAACATATAACGACCTCGTGGCGGTCGGTGAAAACGAGCAGGCGCGCATTGAGTTTATTCGCGGCGCGATCAATGAGCACCGCGAGAGCACGGCGTATAAGACGGCGGCGGATGCGGAGGAATATTACAACGGCCTGAATCCGACCATTAACCGATACGAGAAGATTATCTACGATATGCAGGGCCGTGCCCATACGGATGTGTGGACGGCAAACCATAAGCTGGCAAGTCGGTTCTTCGGCATGGTGGTCGATCAGGAAGTTTCCTATTTGCTTGGCAATGGTGTGACGTTCTCGGATGAAACCACGAGTAAGAAATTGTGCGCAGATTTTGACCAGGAGGTCATGGATGCTGCCAGAGCGGCGAAGATCGCGGGCGTATCGTTTGGCTTTTGGGATTTAACGCACCTCCGCGTGTTTTCCCTCTTGGAATTTGTTCCGCTGTACGATGAAGAGGACGGCGCATTGAAAGCTGGTATTCGGTTCTGGCAGGTCGCGCCGGATAAGCCTTTGCGGGCGACGCTATACGAGATTGACGGCTTCACGGAGTATTTCCAGCCAAAAAATAAAGACATGAGCGTATTACATCAGAAGCGCAGTTATAAGCTCATTGTCCGTAAGGCAGAAGTCGGCGAAACTGAAATTTATGACGGCGGGAATTATCCGGGTTTCCCTGTTGTGCCGCTGAAAAACAATAGGCATTGCCTTTCGGAGATTGCAGGCAAGCGCAATACGATTGATGCACTCGATCTTGCTTCGTCCAACATGGTTAACAACGTGGACGAAGGAAACCTGATTTATTGGGTTTTGTCCAACTGCGGCGGCATGGATGATCTGGATGATGCAAAATTTATTGAGCGTTTGAAAACAACGCATGTTGCCCACGCCAACGGCGATGATGGCGCGAAGGTAACAAGCGAGACAGTCGAAGCCCCCTATGACGGAACGAATACCACCATCGACATGTTGAAAAAGAAGCTCTATGAAGATTTTCAGTGTTTCGATGCTTCTGCTGTATCGGCGGGCAATCAGACCGCGACGGCTATCAAGGCGAGCTATGTGCCGCTCGATCTGAAAACGGATAAATTTGAAGCCGAAGTCACGCGCTTTATTGTTGAGATCCTGCGGCTGGCCGGCATTGACGATCAACCCAGCTACACGCGCAATCAGATCATCAATAAAACCGAAGAAACACAGGCAATTCTTTTGGGCGCTCAGTATTACGATGATGAGTACATTACAAAGAAACTGCTGACCATAAACGGAGATATTGACCAGTTTGAGGACATGATGAAGCGCAAGGCAGCGGAAGAGATTGACCAAAGCTTTGTGGACCCGGGCGCGCCGGAGGTGAACGGCGATGGCAACGACTGATCTTGGGCATCAGCTGACTGATAAGCAGCTTGCTGCGCTGGAACGGCGCATTGCAAAGCTGTATCGAGAGACTGGAAAAGAGCTGCAAGGGACTATCAACACATACTTTGAGCAGTTTAAGCAGCGCGATGAGGAAATGAAAGCGCTGATCGGCACCGTGCAGAACGGTAAGGAATGGACGGAGGCCGACTATAAGCAATGGAGGCTCAACCAGATCGGGCGCGGGGAACGCTATCAGGCCATGCGTGACAAGGTGGCGCACCGCATGACCGATGCAAACGCTGTGGCGGTGTCCTACACCAACGATGCCACGCCCGGTATCTACTCTCTCAACCGCAATTATGCGGCCTATACCATCGAACGGGTCGCGGGCAACGTCGGCTTTGACCTGTGGGACGAGCAGACGGTCAAACGGCTCATGGTAGAGCGGCCGGATTTAATGCCGTATTACCCGCCGAAACGCGCCTTGAAGCGTGGTATCGACCTCGCGTATGGCAAGAAGCAGATCACGGCAAGCGTGACAAGCTCTATCTTGCAGGGATTGAGCATCAAGCACATGGCGGATGACCTGCAAAAGCGCATCACCACCATGAGCCGCGATTCCGCCATCCGCACCGCCAGAACTGCCGTGACCGGCGCGCAGAACGCCGGACGCATGGACAGCTATGCGGCAGCGGAAAAGATGGGCATTAAGCTCAAAAAAGAATGGTTGGCTACGCTGGACGCGCGTACACGCCACTCTCATGCCATGCTTGACGGCGAACAAGTGGCGCAGGACAAGAAGTTTTCTAACGGTTGTCGTTTTCCCGGCGACCCACAAGGACCACCGTGGGAGATATATAACTGCCGCTGTACGCTGATTGCCGCCGTGGATGGGGTAGATACATCAGACGGGCTGCGTAGGACACGCGACGGGCTTATATCTGACATGACATATGCTCAGTGGGAAGCATCGAAGCAGGGATACAGCGGCAAACAGTTATCCCCATATCACATGGGGAGCGAAAAATCTGCAAAGGATGTTACGAAGAAATACATAGATTCTGCCAAGCCCCGCATGGGTAAGGTGCGATACGAGAACGGATACCGCTCCAAAACCCACAAAGAAGAAATAAATGTAGCAAATCAAATTAGAGAGCTGTTCGGCGGGAAAATTGTGCTACTGAAAGAATCGCAGACGCCAGGTATGCAAATGCCAGACATGCTGTGGAAAGGGAAGCAATGGGAAATAAAGTCGATTTCCACAGAAAAAGCCGCAGATAGCGCTCTGCGCAAAGCGATAAAGCAGATACACGGGAATCAAGGAGGGGTGATTTTTGATGTTGCCGATGGGATTGATAAGAAAAAACTAATTGATGTATTGGATGCGAGAGCAACAAGAAGCAAATCGTTTAATGCAGATATAATTGCGCTGCATAACGG